AAGCTCTTTCCAAATGGAGTTGTTCCAACCGTCGATGTTTGTCTGGAAGTTGCGGACAAATTCGATTGGAATTGGGCATCTCTAAACTTGCTTTCAGCGCCCGCGTGGAAGGCTTGCCGTAAAGCCAGAGCGCCCGCGCAGAAGGCTTACGACGAAGCCACAGCGCCCGCGTGGAAGGCTTACGACGAAGCCACAGCGCCCGCGTTGAAGGCTTGCCGTAAAGCCATGGCGACCGCGCAGAAGGCTTACGACAAAGCCAGAGCGCCCGCGTGGAAGGCTTACAGCGAAGCCACAGCGCCCGCGCGGAAGGCTTACAGCGAAGCCACAGCGCCCGCGCAGAAGGCTTACGACAAAGCCAGAGCGACCGCGCAGAAGGCTTACGACAAAGCCATAGCGTCCGCGCAGAAGGCTTACCGCGAAGCCATAGCGCCCGCGCAGAAGGCTTACGACGAAGCCAGAGCGCCCGCGCAGAAGGCTTACGACGAAGCCAGAGCGCCCGCGTGGAAGGCTTACGACGAAGCCACAGCGCCCGCGTTGAAGGCTTACCACGAAGCCAGAGCGACCGCGTTTGCACAAGCATGGGAGCACGACAACAAATGACAATTCGCGCCGTCAGTAAGACGACCCCGCTTCTGGAATTGATCAATCAACGCTGGCAGGAATTTATCAAAGACATTCCTGATCCAACACTCCATGCGCCGGCCGCTCGCCCGGTCTTTGCTCTTGGCACTGACTGGCAATTGCGTGAAGCCGCGCGCTTGTATGCCCAATCGGATCACAGCGACCCGTTCGCTTACGGTCGCGCCATGCGCTACATGAGGCAGGGCTATTGGCTTCCGTCCGAAGTCAGAACCGACGCTCGCGCCCGCATTCAAGCCCGTGTAGCGGCCGGGATCAACATTCCGTTTTCCGAGGGAGCAAGAGCATGACCGAGCATCATTCTCGCGACGGTTGGCCGTCGCACACTTCAACTGGCGGCAATGCTTTCGACATAATGAGAGAACAAGCGGCGCAACATGCAGTCGAGCATCACCCGCACTGGACGGTAGAAAAGCACGGAAAAATTTTTCGAAATGGGGTTCATTTGGCAACAATCTTAGACCCGGAGTTCCAAGACTTTGAACTTGAAGCTGAAGCTAAACAAATTGTGGCGTTGCTAAATGCCCACGGCTGACATCGGGATCGCCAAATCCTTCATTGAAGCACTGACTGGAGCGGGCGAGACCCCGCTCCGCTTCCGTTTGATCCATGACAAAATTCGCGGTCAAAATCTTTTCGTTCGAGAGTTTACGGATACGATAGAAAAGGCTTGGCCTTTGTTGCTTGCGGTCCAATCCGAAGGATACGCTGTTTTCTATGTGCTCAACGAAACCCGCCCTAAGCCTATGGGATACGTCACCGACGCGGACGTGACGCGCGTGCGCGCTATCCCCGCCGACTTTGATAATGGCATTCCGACCGCCTGGCACTCGAAGCCCGACATTATCGTGCGCACCAGCGCCGGCAAAGGGCAGGCTCTTTGGCTGACTTCCGTTCCCCTGAAGAACTTCAAACCAATCTGCCGCAGGATCATTGCCTACTATCACTCCGACCCGGCAGTTTGCAACCTGTCGCGCATTCTCAGATTGCCTGGTACGCTACACTTGAAGGGTGAACCGCAGCTAGTTACTTGGGAGCGCCCTTGACAGTTCTCGAAGGTCTACCTGAACTTCTCCCGGAAGCGCCAGCCTCCGCTGCTGTTGGCGAACCTGTGCCTTGGGATCACCTTTTAACCCTTGTTTCTATTGTGAAACCAATAGATCGAACGGGTTGGCGCAATCTTGTTGCGGCTGTCCAAGCCACAAATTCAGGAACTATTGAAGATCGGTACGCTCTACTTCACGGAAAAATCGACCCTGAATTTCATGGAGAACTTGATACAATTTGGAGAACCATGCCTCCAAAAGAAGGGGGCTTGGGTTACGGTTCATTGCTTCATTTTGCCCAAGCCGGGGGCTACAGTGGCCCATCGGCAGACGCTCCCGAGCCCGCCAAGGATAACTCGGCCGAGTTCGGCGCCTGGAAAGAGCCGAAGAAAGAAAAGCTAGATCGCGTCCGCGTCCTGACGATTGCCGACATTCTCGCCTTGCCTCCGCCGACGCCGCTGATCGAGAACGTCATCATGGAAGGCGAAAATTTCGTCCTCTATGGTCCTCCGAAGAAGGGCAAGAGCTTGTTCACACTCGACGCGGCCATGTCAGTCGCGGCCGGCATTCCAGTCTTGGGCCATCTTCGCGTGTACCGGCATGGGCCTGTCGTCTATATGTCGTCGGAAGGGCAAAGCTATCTCGGGCAACGCGCCGAAGCGTGGATGAATGCGCGCGGGATCAACATTGACGACTTGATGGAGACTTTCATTTTCATCACGGACGTTCCCTTGGCTGGGGAGCCCGGAAGCCTGGCGGAATACAAAGCCAAAATTCGCGCCGCTCTTGGCGACCGCAAGCCTGTCCTGCTTGTAGTCGATACCTATTCACGGTCTCTCGCCGGCTTGGATGAAAACAATCCGGCCTCCGCAAACCTGTATGATCGCATGTCGCGCGAGTTGATGGACGATTTCGAATGTGCGTCTTTCACCATTGCTCATGTCGGCAAAGACAGCAAGAAAGGCTTGCGCGGATCGAATGCCACGACTGCCAATTTTGACGCTTTCGCGGAGCTTGAGGAAGTGGACGACATGCGCCGCTTTTCCCGCGTCGGCCGAGGCGACGACAGTCGGCCGTTCGGGATCAAGCGCGAGATCACGACTTGGGGCGAGAATGGCCGCGGCGAAACCCTCAAATGGGCGCCGGAAAGCGCAACAGTCGAGAAGAAAGGGCCGGCCGAGGATGATCCTCTTACCTTCAAGGTGGTCGAAGGGCTCGATCGGTTGCACGCCTACGGCCCCGCCAACGGGCGCACCGTGAATGTCCTGGCGCAAGAGATTACTCCCCGTTTCCCCAACGAAGCCGACCCTGAATACGAGCGCCGGGTCAAGACTGTGCAGAAGGCTTTGCAGCGCCGGGCGAACCCGCTACGCGGCCCCAAGAGCCTTGTTGGCTATGCCTATCCCGGCGTTGGCGGACAATCGAATCGTACCCTCTGGTATCTGCCGGCCGAGGATGAAGATGCGGCCTAAGTATGATCCGAAAGCTCGCCACCCCATGCCAATTCTGCCCTCCGAAAAAGACCGGAAAAGCTCGCGCAAGTGGCGCGAGTATCTTGGGCCTGTTGACATTGAGGCAACAGCCGGGATAGATAGTGATTTTGATGACACGACCGAGGGAGAAGGGCTCCATGTCACGCCTGACCGCAATTCAGATTGACGGGATCGTTCGTCGTCATCGTCCGCGCGGCTGGCGCGTGCATCAGCGTCCACCGACCGCTACGCTATGGGGGCAGACGGACCCGCACAGGCGCCGGATTGATTGTCCACCGCTCGATACACGCGACGGCATTTTCATTTTCTTCCATGAGGTCGGCCATGTCCGCTATCGCCACGATTTCTATGAGGCCGCGCATAAAGGCCACGCTCGACCCCACGTCGAAGAGTACGAAGCCGAGCGATACGCCATCGCGGCCATGCAAAACGAAAAAATTCCCGTTCCGCGCGGTCAACTGAAGCGGGCAAAGGAAAACGTTCGGGATTGGATTGAGAAAGATCGACAGAAAAAGTTTGACATTGACCCGAAGATTGAAAGATGGAGTAGAGCATGACAATTCGAGCCACACTGAAAGACGTGAAGATTGGCCTTCTGATGACAAACAATGAGCCGCGGACAGCGCCAGCCAACAAGACTGTCGAGATTGTCGAAGTCTATGACGGGCACAACGGCGGCGACTGTTTCGTCATCTATAAGACCGCCATCGGCCGCAGGGTCAAGGTCAACCTGACCCGGATTTTCATTGACGGCAAGCCTCGTCATCAGGGCTTCAACATTGTCAAGCCGGCTGATCCGGCCTGGTAGATGAAGCTCGATTACAACAAGGCGAATGAGACGTTCGTCTTGCGTGTCCCACGCGCGAGAAGGGACATTGACGCCTTTATGAATGAACACGGACTTGACCTGTCGGCGCCAGCTTCGACAGCCGAGACCGCTGTGTTTTTCACCAAGGAACCATATGCTGCTTTGCCCTTCGCGGAGAAGTTCGGCACCACTCGCGCCAAGGAAGTGCTGGCAGCGATGCAGAAGGAATATGATGCTTCATGGGCGAAAGCCGGCACCGGGCACTACCCCGTGCCCTATGGCCTTGAGCTTTGGCCTTTTCAGGTTGCCGATCTGGACTACTGCCGCACTCGGTCGAACATTCTTGTCGGCGACCAGCCCGGTCTCGGCAAGACCCAAGTCGCCATCGCTCTCGCCAACGAACGCCAGGCGCGGCGCATTCTGGTCATCGTGCCGGCAGCAATTCGCGGGCAATGGGTCAAGCGTATTCGTGAATGGACGACGATGAAATTCCCTTATCATGTCCACCTGATCAGGAGTTCGAAAGATGGAACCCATCCCAACGCTCAATGGACAGTTGTCAGCTATGAACTTGCGCGGTCAGAGGCGATCGGCCGCGCATTGGCTAAAGATCACTACGATCTTCTTATCCTCGATGAAGGCCACTACCTTAAATCAATTGACGCCCGAAGAACACGCGCGGTGTTTGGCGGTGGCGAAAATCCGCTTTTTGACCCTCTATCGTCGAGGGCAGATAACGTGCTTGCACTTACTGGAACGCCTCTTCCCAATCGACCAAGAGAGGCTTATACTCTTGCTCGCGGATTGAATTGGGACGCGATCGACTACATGAGCGAAGATCATTTCCGTGAGCGGTTCAACCCTTCTCGCAAAATTGAGAAATGGGACGAAGCCGAGCATCGGGTCAAGGTCTTCACGGACGAACGCACCGGCCGGCACGCCGAGCTTCAAGCGCGGATGCGCGTCAACTTCATGTCGCGGCACCTGAAACGCGGCCCCGATGGTGTCATGGATCAATTGAAGTTGCCCAAGTTCGACATTATTGAGCTTGACGAGACCGATGCCGCCGTGCGCCAGGCGCTTGCCGCGGAACGTTTGCTTGACATCGACCCTGAGAACCTGGAAGGCGCTGATGTGGCAACGTTTGGTGGCGCCATCGCGACCGTGCGACAACAGATGGGCGTTGCAATGGCGCCGCTGGTGTGCGACTATCTCGATATGCTGATTGACGGGGGTGAAAAGAAGTTGGTCGTTTTCGCATGGCATACGGAAGTGCTTGACATTCTGGAGGCGCGGCTGTCTAAGTATGGCCTCGTCCGCTATCGTCCCGGTCAGGGAGCCTCGAATGAGCAAAAGAAAAACCGTTTCCTCAAAGACCCTGCGGTGGATTTCATCATTGGCAACGTCCTCACTCTTGGGACGGGCACTGATGGACTACAAGACGTTGCCTGGCACGCTCTACTTGCGGAGCCCGATTGGGTCCACGGTCAGAATGAACAATGCTTTGACCGCCTTGATCGAGGGGGGCAGCGACGTACCGTTCAAGGCGACATTTTCGTAATCCCCGGTTCCTTTGCGGAAAGGGTACTTGCCAAAGCCCTCAGAAAAGGGCAGATTGCTGAAAAGGCACTCGATCGGAGAATAGCATGAGAGACCCTGCCACCTATCGCACAGCCCGTCGCAATACCGTTCGATTGCTTGGCAATCTTCGCGATTGGGCAAGCATGGGGCATTTCCGTAATCGACGCGGAACCATCATCCACGCTACTCTTAATCGGCCCTTGACAGCCTCGCCGAGTTCGAGTAGTGTAGAGGAAGCTGGCCGCACGGGCGGACAGGAGCCAAGGCAAGAGGCGGGCACGCCCTGACCCTTGGGAACTCCTGAAACTGGACACCATCGGCCGGGTATCCTGGGGAACCGTCCCCGCGGCCTAACTTTTGGAGATCGACATGGCAATCACTGGCGGATCAATCACCTACGGTCGCACCGTCAACCTGGGCGACTACAATTCGAAGCGGGCCGATGCGACGTTCGCGTTTGATGACCCCGCTGACGTGGCGAATGCTGCGGTCCATGCACAGTCAGTGGTCGCCAATCTCTTAGGCGGCAACGTCGCGGGAGTTGTCGTGCCCGCAACGGAACCTGTCAAGGAACGTAAGCCACGTGCGAAGAAGGTTGACGCTGCGGAAGTGACAGAGACAGTCACCGACGCTGATCTGAACAAGGAAGCCTTCGCTGGCGTCAAGGCCAAAGACCCATCCGAAGTGGTCGAGAGTTTCGACGCTCCTGTCGTGGCCGAGATCAGCAACGACGATCTTCTTAGCGCCTGCAATCGCGCAGTTGCCAAGGTCGGCGCCGATGGCCCGACCAAGGTGCGCGCCCTCAAGGCGAAGTATGTGGCCGATCTCACCAAGTCGGTGATCACTCTGCCGCAATCAATCCGCGCGAAGTTTTTAGAGGAATTGGCCGCGCTGGCCTGAATGGGCCGTTTGATCGTTCTGCCAAACTCGTTATCGGCGGATCAACGGAAGGATGGCGGTCAAGCACATAGGCGTCAGGTTGCTACCTGAGTGATTGCAAGGGTCGTCGGGACAAATGCAACATGCTTGACCGCCAAACGTATTTTTTGAACCCCGTGGAAGCGGGTACTTCCGGGCCGAGAGAAACCACGGCACGTCGCCTCAGCGTTAGTTGCGTAAGTGGGTCTCTCGGTTCCAAACAGGAGTAAAAGCATGTCGATAGGCATTAATGAATTGCGCCTCAACCAAGCCACGATCTGTGAGTTTATTCAGGAGAGTTTGAACCGACGCCTGATCGTGAGCGAGCATGTTACGGTCGTGTCAGTCATACAACCCGGAAGCGCGGACGTAACAGTCATTCGAACGGAGCTAAAGAAACGTGACTGAAGCTGGACACAGTGACCTAGGAGCGAGCGGCGCCGAGAGATGGATGAAGTGTGTCGGCTCTGTCGCGCTGATCCGGCAGCTTGAACTTCATGAAACTGACGAGCCCGAATACCGGGCCGAGGGCACCGCTGCCCATTGGGGTCTCGCGACCGCTCTGGAAGCCGGCGAAGATGCTTACATGGTTGTCGGGCAGAAGCATGAGAACGGCGTCATCATCACACCGGACATGGCTCGCGCCATCCAGACCTTCATCGACTTCGCGCGCCCCTTGATGGTGAATGCCGTCGCCCGGTACATCGAGTATCCAATGGCTCGCCCGGAGTTTCACAAGAAATTCTTCGGTACAGTGGACTTCGCCGCGGTCAATGGCACAACGCTCGACATTGCCGACTTTAAGTTTGGTGAAGGCGTAGCGGTCGAGGTCGGCGAAAACGTTCAAACCATGTACTATGCCTATGGTGTCCTTGCGCTTCACCCGGAGGTCGAGAATGTCCGTATCACCATCATCCAACCCCGCATCACCTGGCACCCCGGAGGCGTTGTTCGATCCTGGGAGTGTTCTGCCCAATATCTCAGAGATTGGGCGAGTGGCGTCTTGCAACCTTCAATGGTCCGGGCTGATAACAATGACGGAGGTCTTGTCCAGGGTGAATGGTGTCGGTTCTGTCCTGCAAAGCTCGTTTGCCCGGTGCTTAGAGGACTTTTTGAAGCTGCCGTTAGAGCCGACGCTCGCCAAGTTGTCACCCTCACAGACGCTGACATTGACCGTGACTATCCGCTCTTGTCCGGCGCCAAGCAATACATCAAGGCGTTCGAGGGCGAAGCCTTCCGCCGCGCGAACAACGGCGCCGAGTTCGAGGAAATCAAGCTCGTCAAAATGAAAGCCGACCGCGCTTGGAAGCCCGAAGCCAAGGACGTGTTCGTGTCCAACTTTGGCGACGAAGCATTCGAGCCCGCGTCTCTGAAGTCGCCGGCACGGATGGAAAAGATCGGAGACGCGGCAAAAAGACTGGTGCATGAATTTGCATTCACCCCGGATAGCGGCTTGACACTGGCGCTAAAGGGCGATAAACGTGTTGGTGTCAAAGTGAAAACCAACGCGGAATTGTTTCCGCCTCAAGCGACGGAGAACTGGTGATGACTTTAGTTTCTTCTCCCAAGAAAATTTTCGCTCGCGCTAGTTTTGTTGGCGTCATGCTTTCTATCCTTGGCCTTGCTTATTGCGGGCACCCGGCCTACGCCAAGGACGACAACGCCTTTGAAGGCTGGGATCGTTCGACCGTACAGGTTATCACAGAAACTGGCTCCGGTTCCGCGGTCTATCTCGGCAAGGGCTATTTTGTCACCGCCTCGCATGTCGCCGATCGCGTCGATCAGTCCGTTGACCTGATTACGGAACACGGTCACAAGCTGTCCGCTCGCCCGGTCTTTTGGGACGGGATCAACGATCTCTCTATCCTTCGCGCGGATAGCCCCAGCGACATCTTCTCGACCCCCGTCGCTTGCCGTCAACCTATCGTCGGGGAGCCTATCACTGTTCGTGGCTATCCCCTCGATCTCGGGTTCCTTCAGGTTGATGGGCATGTCGCCGGTCCCTTCACACACTTCGAAGGAAGTCATTGGCGCATAGCCTACGCTCTGGATGCGACCGTGGCGCCAGGCAACTCAGGGGGCGGTGTATTCGACGCTTCAGGAGCCCTCTTGGGGGTCATTGTGGGGGTTCCTGCCTTTCATGGCGCCGTCATCGCTATCGGGATCGCTATTCCCTCTACTATCCTTTGTTCCGCCCTTGACCTGATTGGGGAAACGCGGTAACATACTGGCTCCGGTCGCACTCGGCAATTTTCGTCCGAGAAAGGATAGTGGCGGCTGGCGACTGAAGCCGCCACACTCATTGCCCCGCGTTGGGGAAGCAATGGTCCCGAAAGGACAAGCACATGGCAAACGAAAAGAAACCCGGCGAGATTTTCAAGTTCACTGAGCCGGCGATCATGGTGTGGCCGAAGCTGGTCACACCGGAAAGCTACGAGAACAAGCCGGAAGGTTCGTTCTATTTCAGCACGGAGTTCCTGTTCGACCCAGCAAGCAAAGACCTGGAAACCCTTAAGGCTCTCTGGCTGAAGCTCATTCGTGAGAATAGCCAGGCGCCGCTTGACACCTTCAACAAGTTGTTTAAGTCGGGTGACAAGAAAGCCGATGGGATTGCCGAAAAGAAGAAGTCGGCTACGGCCGGTGCCTTCTATCGTGGTAAGGTCATCTTCACTACCAGCACGGGCGTCAAGTATCCGCCCAAGCTAGGCGTCTTTCCCTCGGGCAATCCGAAGGACGGCGCCCTTGATCTCGGCAACGATGAAGCCTTGATCAAGAAATACGCCGGCACGAAGAACGGTGACGGATGGTTCTACACGGGCGCCCTCGGGCTTGCCGTGGTGAACCTGAAGTGGTACAAGGCAAAGAACGAAAGCCAAAAATCGGGCGTGAAGGCATACCTTGCCAACATCGTCTCGACCGGCAAGGGCGAGAAGCTGGCGGGCGGTTCCTCCAGCACGTCCAACTTCGGAGCCTACACCGGGCACGTCTCGGAAACGGACCCGACCATCGGGCAAGAGAAGGACGACGAAATTCCGTACTAGCACCGAAACCGTTTTAGGATAAGGGTTAGGACGGAGGCGAGCGCGTAAGTCCCCATGAAAATTAGGGCATTGCCTCGCTAAATGGGTCGCCACCGGGTTTACGCATGGCCCGGTGGCGTTCCTTCTCACAGGAGATTGTCTTGCAAGAATGGCCTCCAGTTGAAAGAGCTTTCGGACGAAGACCTATCGACACGATGGACGAAGCTCGTCGGTGCAGCGACATTCTCACGCAGACGCGACGAGATCGCGACGAACGATGCCCGTGGACGCCCAAGGGAGAACCCAAGAAACCAATGACCGCGGACCCATACCAGATGAACCTTGCTGTCATGAACGCCAGGATCGCGCTGGAAGCCGCTGCTCGCGTCAACCGTGAGAACATTCGTCTCGTGTGGGAGCATCCATGACCCGATATGTGGTCGTGGATTTCGAGACAGCGAGCCCGACCGACCTGAAGGTGGCCGGCGCCTGGCGCTATGCCGAAGACCCGAACACAGAAATTCTTTGCCTTGGTTTCGAACATAACGGGCGAGTGGAAGTCTGGAAACCCGGCGATGATGACACATTGCTTCGAGCCCTTGTCCTTGATGACGAAGTAGTTTTCATCGCGCACAATACCGGGTTCGAGAAAGCAATCTGGCGCCGGATCATGGTCCCGGTCTATCGCTTTCTGGATATTCCTGACGAGCGGTGGCATGATACGATGGCCGTCGCCGCCATGAAGTCTCTGCCGCAAGACATGGACACCCTGACGAGCGTGCTTGGCACCGGGTACGGCAAAGACCGGGAAGGCTCGAAGCTCACGATCAGCTTGTCGAACACCGGCAAGAAGGGCAGGCCCGTGATCGAGCGGACGCCGGTTGTGATGGAGCGCGTGTATCAGTACGTCACTTCTGACGTGCGGGAGGAACGGGAAGTCCACGATTACATAGGCGGCTTCCAGTCTGGCGAGCGCAAGGTGTGGCTGCTCGATCAGAAGATCAATGAGCGTGGCGTCGGTGTCGATCTCAAGTACGTCGCTGCCTGTCAGAAGATCGTGGACGAAGCGACGGCACCACTGGCACAGGAGTTCCGCAAGATTACTGGTGGCCTCCAGTTCACGCAGGCGAAGGCCGTGGTCGAGTGGGTCAACGCCCAAGGATACCCGCTGGATAACCTTCAGAAAGAAACTCTGGTGGCCGTGCTGGGAAAAAACATTGACGCGGGAGAAGACGATGACGGAAGCGATCTTGACCCGGCTGGAAACAGTCGCCACGTTCCAGAACACGTCAGACGAGCCCTTGAGATACGACAACTTGTTGGTTCAGCAAGTATCAAGAAACTTGCTCGAATGCGGGCTAGTGTCTGCGCTGATGGAAGGGCATATGGTTTGCTTCAGTATCATGGGGCGGGAACGGGACGTTGGGCCGGGAGGATACTTCAGCCTCAAAATTTCCCAAGACCCACCCTCAAACTTGAGGGCCATGCTGTCTCGCACGAACTGATCGTCGCTGCACTTCAAACCGGGGACTACCAATATGTTCAGGAAACAGTTGGCAATCCGGTGGAGACCGTGGTTTCTGGCTTGCGTCATTCCCTCATTGCGGCGCCGGGAAAAAGTTTCGTCAGCGGAGACTTTGCACAAATCGAAGCCCGTATCGTGCTTGCCCTTGCCGGCCAGCATGATAAGGTGCAACTGTTTGTAACCGGGAAGCCCTACGTCGATATGGCGGACCTGATCTATGGGTTCCACATCGACAAGGCGAATAACCTGGCTGAATACACGATCGGCAAGAACACGGTCCTTGGCTGCGGCTTCCAGATGGGAGCCAAGAAATTCCGAACACGATACGCTCCGAAGCAAGACCCGGAGTTCGCAGAGCGCGTGATCTATATCTACCGCAATGAATGGGCGCCGGAAGTTCCTAAGCTCTGGAAGGCTCTCGATAGTGCCTCGATCGACGCCGTGTGGGGAAAGAAGACGACTGAAGCATATGGCGTCACCTTCCAGATGGAAGACATCTGGCTCACCGCTCGCCTTCCCAGCGGGCGCAAGCTCTACTATGCCAACGCGCGCCCGGTGCGCAAGGCAATGCCGTGGTCAACCGCGGAGGAACCCGACATTCGCCCCGGCTGGGAATACGAGGCAATGAAGATGGGTCAGTGGAAGACGTGCCACGCTTTCGGCGGTCTCCTGGCTGAGAATGTTGCCAGTGGTCTCGCTCGCGATCTCTTGGCCGACGCCACCCTGCGGCTGGAAGCCGAGGGCTATCCCATTGTGTTAACCGTCCACGACGAAGACTTGGGGGAGGTTGAAAATTCTCGGGTTGACGAGGTTGCTTTCCGGCAAATCATGGAGTACGGTACTTCTTGGTCACGGGAACTTCGCATTCCGATTGCCGCAGAAACATGGTCAGGGGACCGTTACAGAAAATGAAGACGAAGCGGATCGCACGCAACTGGTACATTCAGTGGGCGCCAAGGTCTTTCTGGCTTGGCTTCTCGCGCGAGTTCGGTGAAGTCACATTCTTCGGGTTCGGTCCCGTGGTCATTCTCTGGTGCCCGAAATGCGGGTGAAGAAAAAGAAGAAAATCAACAGCCGGCAGAAGGGCGCCGGGGGCGAAAGGGAGTTGGCCAATGTACTCAAATCTCATGGATATGCTGCCGCTCGCGGTCAGCAGTTCAGTGGCGGCGCTGATAGTCCTGATGTCGTTGGCCTACCTGGTTTTCATATCGAGGCGAAAAGGGTAGAGGCTGGCAACCCCTACAACTGGCTTAGTCAAGCCCAAAGGGACGCCGGGTTCGACAAAATACCCCTTGTAATCCACCGCAAGAACGGGCATAATTGGATTGCAATTCTGGAGCTTGAAGACTTCCTGAAGCTGATCAAGGACCGGACATGAAGATCGAACCCCTCTCCGCTGAAGCCTGCAAAACCGCAGTTGCTCTCCTGTTGAAGAACAGCGGCAACAAGGCCAAGGCTGCGAACGAAGCCGGTGTTCCTGTCTCCACATTCAAGCATCAAATCAAGCAAGCCGCCAAGCGCGGCTTCATGGGGTTCGCTCCAGTGTTGCCTGGCTTCGCTGTCAGTCAAGTCTCGACCGAACATGACGCTGCCGGCAATATCAAAGCGACCCATGTCAAGCAGCGACAGGAAGCCGGAGAGCCGTTTGTGGTGCCCGAAGGGCATGAGATCAAGGGTATCAGTAGCCTCGTCGGCCCCGATGGTGCCACGATCCAGCAATGGATCAAGACCCGCCTGGAGCCCGACAATCGTCTTCTTGTCGAAGCGCTAGAAAGCACCTTCCAGATTTGGAAGTCGGCTCGTCCTGTCTTGCGTGCTCCAAAGTCGATCGACAAGGACACGATCACCGTCTATAATTTGGCGGATCACCACTTGGGTCTGCTTGCGTGGAAGCCTGAGACAGGCACCAACTACGACCTGAAGATCGCTGAAATGATCCTAAAGGATACCCTGCACAAACTGGTTGCCAAGACGCCAGCCAGTGAGACCGGAGTTCTCTTGAACCTGGGTGACTTCATTCATTCGGACAGCAATGAGAACCGGACGCGACGATCTGGTAATGCACTGGACGTGGAGGGGCGCTATGCCAAGGTTCTGTCGATTGGTGTCAAGCTCCTGATCTATGCGGTCGAGCTTCTATTGACCAAGCATAAGACAGTTCTTGTCCGCAACATTCCTGGCAACCACGACACGCAGACCGCACTTACTCTGTCGATCGCCTTGGACGCTTTCTTTCACGCCAACAAGCGCGTGACTGTGGACACCAGCCCCTCGTCCTTCTGGATGCATGAGTTCGGTAAGGTCATGTTGACCAGCACGCACGGCGACATGATCAAGCCGGAACAGATGCCGGGCGTGGTTGCCGCCTATTGGCCGGAAGCATGGGGTCGTACCGAGTTCCGCTACTGCTATCTTGGGCATTTGCACAACAAGATCAAGGGCGGCGGCGAACAGCACGGCCTCGTTTACGAAGTCTTCCAGTCGCTCACGGCAAAAGATAACTGGCACTACCAGTCCGGCTACTCATCCGGCCGCAGCATGGTTGCGATCACGCATCATCGGGAACGTGGCGAAGATACGCGTACCACGCAATCAGTGCCGAAGTTTGTTCAGGAGAAATTCTGATGACTGACGCCAAAGGATTGTTTGAAGTCCCTGACTTCCTGAAGCCCTTGCTTCAGCCGCGTTCTACAACGGAGCCGTATCACATTGAAGTGCCGGCGCTGAAGCCGACCTTCTTCGAGTACCATCCAGTCGCGCGCAAGGTCTTTTATGTCGCCAATGGAACCGGGATCGAGATTGCGGCCGGCGTCCAGAACGCGCACGAAGCACGGATCACGGTGATGCTGTGGGGACGTGGCTACATACGCGCCCGTTGGGAAGAAACCGAGCGGCGTCGGCATGAAGCGGAGGCCAAGCACTATGGCTAAGCACTATGGCATGAAGGCGCGTGGAGCGCATGTCGGCGATATGTCGATGAAACGAACTTTGTTCGACACACTCCGCAAGGCATGGGACTACTCCGTCTCCCATGTGAAAGCCCTTTTTGGAGTTCGCTGGCGTTGACCCTGCGCATCGCGCTCGACTTTGACGATACCTATACCCGGAACCCGCCCATGTGGGACGAGGTTATTGCGCTCATGCAAGGGTGGCAGACGCGGGTCTATGTCGTCACGGCGCGCGGCCATCCCGTCGATCAGTTGCATGAGAAGTACGAAGACAATTTCGACCGCATGGGTGTCCCCATCATCTATTGCGACGGGCAATCGAAGAAGGAAGTGACGACAAAACACGGCCATCATATCGACATCTGGATAGACGATCATCCCGAAGGTGTCACCCTTGGTTCCGCCTACACCCCTGAAATGCTGGTTCATTGGAGAGCGAAAGATGTCCACGGCCGTAAAACTCCCTAGCGATGCCAAGGAACGCAAGGCGGCGCCGGTCACGACTGGTGTGTTCGATTATTTCCCGCTTGCGATCATGGAGGTTGCCCGCGTCTCCAAGGCCGGCAATGATCAGCACAATCCGGGTGAGCCCCTGCATTGGGCGAAAGAAAAGTCAACCGATCATGCTGACTGCATCGGCCGTCATCTTCTGGAGCGGGGGACGCGGGACAGCGACGGGCAGCGGCACTCAGGCAAGCTCGCCTGGCGGGCGATGGCCTTGCTGGAGATCGAGCTTGAGGAAGAAGCTAAGGCTGAAGCCGCGTCAGACGCGACCACAAATGCTTCAGGCTCTTAGCCGGACGACTGGCCTGCACCGTCTTGGTTTCCCACACCTGTAGTCCATACCATATCATGCCGATCACGGCGGCGATGGTAGGAAGGTGTCCGGTTATGGTGCCGACAATGGCGCCGGCTGAGACAGTGTGTGCGATCAGATGATCTGGATCAAGATTAGACATTATGCCCAAGTCCCTTCTTGCGGTGAAGGCGTGATCTTGAAATACGTTCCCACCTTGCGTGTCGGTGCCCCACCCGGAGCGGATGAATAGATGAATTGTGGAATGATTGTACCGACGCCGGCCGCGGCAACTTTGAACCGGCCCTTGACGTAAATCCAGGTCTTCTCGGAAGTGGAAGTCGAAGCACCCTTGGCGACGACAGTGCTTGTTGCATCGAGACCAACCGCGCGCTTGAGTGCCAGCGTAGTCAACACATCGCCGTCCAAGCTGTCGGCATGATAGAAAAAGCGATCGAATGTGGCGGTGCCGGCGAACAGAATGCCAGTCGTGTGCGAGTTGGCGCCGGCCCCGCGCGTCATGTACAAGACACCCTCGAAGTCGTATTCGCTGCCATTGGCAACTTTAACCGCATCCTGTGCGGTCGGGAACCACGCCTGCGCCGTGTTGACATCGGCCGCGCCAGTGTCATCCGTGGCGATAGAAGTCGTTTGGGCGCCGCCAGTCGGGTTCGTAAGCTCCCACCAATCTGTACTCTCGTCATGGAAGACAAGGATACCGTCTTGCAAGGCACGAATGTCGGCGACGTTAAGCGGCTGTTTGTCTTTCTTGTAAATGATCTTGGTACCGAGACCATCCGGGTTGAAGGTGGGCGCACTCGTCAGATTGGTGGCACCGAAGCGCACTGTCAGCGTGAGCCCGTCAGAGAGTCCGCTATGGGCCGGGGAGAATGTCGCCTCGATCGTGTCCGCGGTGCCACTGGCAATGGCGAAGGAGCCGGACCCGCTGGAGCCAGTCGCCGGGTTGGCAAGTTCCCACCAATCGGTCGTGTCATCGTGGAAGACATAGATGCCATCCGAAGTGATTGGAATATCGCCCGCGGCAAGTGCCTGCTGACCGGCCTTGTAGATGATCCGGGCGGTATGCCCGTCAGGGGCCAGCGTGGGGGCCGTGGTGAGGTTCGTGGCGTTGGCCCGGACGCGAATAGCCAGTCCGTCGAACAACGTGCCATAGGCCGGGGAGAAGGTCGCTACGAGGGCGTCCGCGGAGCCTGTCGATATCGCGAAGTCGGAAGTGGGGCCGCGGAAGGGGACGTAGGGGTTCAGAAGTTCCCAAAATGAACCAAGAAGGTTGAACCGGAGGAACATTTCATAGCCGGCGCCAGCAATATCCCCCGGCGCCAAGGCGATTGTGGCGCCTTTCTTGATGACATAGGCCGTGAAGCCATCCGGTGAGAACACAGGGGTCGTGGTCAGATTGGCATAGAGAGCCCGGACCCCGACGATAAGGCCATCGTAAAGGGCTGCGAGGGGGGTAGGATAAGCGGCCTGGAGGACATCGGCCGAACCTGTCGCCTCAGCCCACTGGCTCGCTGCGAGGCTCGCTGCGGCCTTGGGGCCGGTACGGAGGCCGTCTGTGGTAACAATGGGGCCGGACATGCTTCGAGCCTCGCCGAACTATGGGAGGCCGTATCCGAACCGGGGGCCAGGGGAACCTATATGATACGCCAATCTCGCCGAAGGGTCAAGGCTAGTAGCCACCCATCAACTTCTCCAAAAGTGGAGCTTTCGCTCGCGCCTTGGCAGCGTCCCGGCTTTGTTGCTGTGTGACGCCGCCATTCTTGAAGAACATGGAAGCGGGACTTGGATTATTCCAGCCGGCGCCGCTCTCCAGATACTTCGCCCAATCCTCCACGGGAGTAAGCGGAAAACTAAATTCCTTCTTGAGAGCGTGGTACAAAGTCTCTGCAATCTGTTGCTGAAGACCAGCGCCCGGTAAACGAATAGGATTGCCGGTAAATTCGTCGTTGTTGCCGCGCTGATCCAGAAACTCTTGAGTGACGCCGGCCGGATTAAAGAATGAGTTGCCTAGTTTGAACAATCCCTGAAGCGTCGGATTGCTGGCTTCCTTCTCCGCATCTTCAATATCGTTGAGGATGCCACCCGGACGCCATTCGGTATTTTTGTTGCCAGTGATTTTCTGACCGATCGACGACATGATGGGAATAACAACCAAAGCATACACACCCATCGCCATGAAGCGACCAAGGGCTTGAGATACGACTTCGGGGTCTCGATCCTTGATGCCTTCCGCCAGTGACGTGACCATGTTGGTCAAGATGCCGAACTTGGCTCTCGTCCAGCGTCCGAACCATGTGATGTTCGTGTCACCAAGAGCGCGAGCCAGAGTGCGGAAGCCGCCAACCCTCGACGACATGCGGTAATTCGGAACCGCGAAACGTTCGGTCTCTTTGATTGCTTCCTTCGAGGACAGGCCCTTGTCCATCAATTCGAGATACCGCTGCATGTAGAACACGTCATTGATGCGGAACAGTTCGTGTGACTGCCAATTGCTGATTGTCTTGGCAAGAGCGACAGCGTTGGGCAAACCAAGTTTCTGCGCGATTTCATTGTAGTTGTCGCCATCGCGGGCGATCTCCTGCCCCATGCGATCCATGACGAACTTGGCAAGACTGTCTTTGCCAACACCGGACGACAAAAGGGAGGCGCCGTCGCGGAGGGCTTGAATGTATTCCGGCGAAAGATCGTTGACTGCGCGCCATGCCCGCATCGAGAATAGGGGAAGCCCACGAAGATTGTCGAGCCCGCGTCCAGTGAATGATGTGGCATAGAGATTGCGTCCGTGGGCGATACCGCCGAGGCCGCTGAAGAACATGGAACTGATTGCAAGTTTGTTGGCATTGTCGAGCATGGCCGGAGGATTGTCGATCAATCGGGGACCGCCCTTCTGAAAATCCTCCAGAACTTCGGCGACTTGGGGATGGAGCAACCAACCCTCGTAGCCGGGAATGTTCGTAAGATGACCATTGACGAAATGGTTGCCCTCTGCGCGGATTGCCATGCCGCGCGCAACCATTTCGTCAATGGTCATCTTACGAACATTGCCGTTGCGAGCAGCTTGCCGCAGGCGCATGATGTTGTCGATCTTCGAACCGAAGAAGGATTTGTAGTAGCGCGTAGCCGTGTGCTGTTCCAGTTCCGCGGTGTTCGACCGCTCAATCTTCCAGGTCTTGCCTTCCTCAGCATTCGGAGAGGCATTGATAACCTTGCCTTTCGGAGCTACGCGGAAATATTCGCCGACCTTGAGCCGGGTCGAACCGGGAACCAGTGCGTCATAGGTGTCGTGAGCCGCGGTGGTTTTCTCGGGCACGTCTTTGCCGCCCGGCGTCACCTTGCCCTTGGTAAAATCGTTGTTCTTGATTTCAGGAACCTTGACCTTCTCGACAGTTATCTTCTCGGGCGTGGTTTTTTCTTCAACCCACTTGCCCTCGATCAATCGTCCGGTGCCGCCATACACAGCTTCTGCACTACGAGTTCCGTTGGTGTGGACATAGACACCATCGCCTTCGGGATAGTCGCTGACCACCATGCGATTACCAGCACGATCGACGAGCGTGTAATAGGTCGTCGGTTTAGCCGATGGTGTCGAGGTTGAGAGGCGACTGGTGCGACGATTGCTGCGAAGGAATGGAGCCCGGACCTGTTCGCCTGAAGCGAAGTCTTGCTCGCTTCCCTTGCCAACTGGAATGCGGTGAATGTAGTTCTCGGGATCAATCGCTGCCGCTTCAATGCTGCCCCGGACGATGAAGGGTTCCGCCTCAGTACGGGCTTCTTCTTCCATCTTGTTCAGGGCAACGGCGTTCTCGTCCCAAACCTTTTGTTCTTCAACTGTCAGAGGATGGGCTTGCGGGTTCTCCTGATGATGATAGAACTTCTCGTCCAGTGTCGAATAGGCGCCAGTCACAGGAGGTTTGCTGATCTCGGGCGGCAGAGCTTCGACGCGCTTGCGCATTTCAATATCGTCGGCAGAACGCCCGGTCAGGGTTTCGTGCAAAAGATCATCGACGGTGGTAGCCGCTTCCTTGGCAACCTTCCTGATCGACGGTTGCTTGGCAAGAGAAACCGGAGGCGTCTTGGGTTCGCCACCCGGAGGCACCGTGATCTGAAGTTGGCCGTCGATCGTGGCAAGCGATTGTGTGCCCGCCTGTACGCCCGCCGCAGCTTCCTTGGGAGATTGATTATACTTGACCCAATTGTCAACCAGAGCATTGCGTACCCCACGCACCGCGGCCGGCGTGGCCTTCATGCCGTGGAACAGGAGCATGAACGCCACCTGATCGGCAAGGTCTTGGCCGGACGGCATTGCCCCGGTCATCAGTTTCGTTGTGCCAACAAGGCCGGCAAGCTCCGCGGCACCGATACCAAGGGCAGACGTGCCAGCGCCAGCCCCCGCAGCAGCCATTATGGGGGCCGCTAAGGCGCCGCCAGCGATCATGCCGGCAACCGGAGCGGTCTCTTTGGCAGACTGCCAGGCGGTCACGGCAAGGCGTGCAGCGATGTCTTCATTGGACATTCCCCCGTTCTTCTTCACGTCTCCAATGATGTTACGAGCCCAATCGGGGAAGAACCAGCCAAGGGAGCCACCAATAACTGCCCCCAAGGGGACCGTGACGACATCGGCGGGACCACCAAAGGCACCAACGGTAGCACCGGCAGTTGCCATTGTCGCTGTGGCCGCAAGTGTGGTGACATTGGCGCCCGTCATCTTGGCGAGACGGTGAATCATGTCCAGGTCTTGAGGACCGAGTTCAGGCTGCTTGACTGCGAGGTTGACCGCGTTGCCAAGAGGGTCTTCATTCAGGAAGGAATTAATGACAGTCGAGAACACGTCCGACTGTTTCTCGGGCGGGCGACCCGCGCGACCGGCATTGTCGATCTGCGTCGGGTCTCCACCATTGGCACCGATCGACTTCAGAAATTGTTCCTCGGTCACGCCCAAGGAGATCGCTTTGTCGTGCATCGGCCGAACATAGAGGCGGTCGATCTGATCGTTGGTGAGCCCGCGCTGGCGCATCTGGACAATGTGCGACAGGAAGATGTCCGCTGTGGTGTCGGGGGGTTGACCTACCGAAGTCTGATCGGCAAACTCGCCAAGCGTTTGTTTGGGAGGCACAATGGGGTTAGGAACCAAAGGCGAAGCATTCGGGTCCGGCACATTCACGATGTCGGGAAAGTCGGTGTTCGCCATTATGCTTCAACCGTCTCGCTGCCTTGCTTGAAACCTTCCACCTTTTGCATGGCTGCAAGAAACACTTGACGCTGTGCTTTTGTCAAGTCACCCATCTTGGTAGAAGAATCGACACCGACTGCTGATGCAACAGATGCGGTATAGGCACCAGTGTCATTCTCTGAAGGCGGAGCCCACTGAGCAATAGCCGCGGAGATCGTCTTGTTGGCGTAACGAGGCACTTCAAAGAGAAGATGTTCCTGTGCCTTGCGTCCCGCTTCGAGTGTTGCGAACACAGCAAAGCGACCATCGGTGCCGATGGCGCCTGCACCGCGAGCGAACTTCCCATATTCTATGTTGCCCGGATTGTTGTTGCGCCAATTGCGGACGCCACGACGATTGATCACCGTACCATCACTGAGGGCGACCTTGGTGAAGCCCTTGCCGGCAGCGACAACGTGCGTAGCTCCACCAACAGAACGTTCGTCAGGCCCACCCGAAATATTTGCTACTGCCTCTTGCGAGCGGTTTACCGTTGGACCTACTTCAAGACTGGCGTTTTGAACTGTGGCGTCCGGTGCAATCGAACTTTGTCCTTTGAGAATTTCCTGCACACGCTTGGCTGCGTCGTCATCCGACAACGGCGGTGCAACCGTGTTCGTCGTTGCAGCAGGAGCAACCGGCACCGGCAATTGTCCGCCAGTCGGCGGCTCAAGTGTGCTATAGAAATTCAGGAACTTGTTGCTGAAAATATAGTTCGGGCTATTCGGGTCGAGCAAGCCTGGCGTATTGGCTTTGGTGCCGGCAATGAATGCCTGACGGGCAGCGAGTTCCATCGTGCGTTGACGATAGGCGCCGCGGGCAAGGCCAACGGGATCGTTGTAGTCAATTGGCTTAGGCGGATTAACAATTGCGTCCGCAGTCTGGATACTGTCTGTGTAGAGAGCGCCAGTCTGTTTGTCTTCCGCAGTCGTCGGGTTCACGAACTTGTTAACGAAATCGTAGTCGGCGTTCGTCAGGGTCTTGCCGCCCGGAGCGTTGTTGCCGACATAGCCATTGATCTCCGCAGTCGTCGGACGATTAGGATCGTCCATCGGCAACTGCGAACGCTTCACAATGTCGTTCACCAGTCCATCCGTGGTCTTCTCTGTGGCTCCGCCTGCTTTCAATCTCTCCAAAGCGGCAACAGTCGAAACCATGTCGTCGTTCTTGATCCCAAGTTCGGCCTGATGTTTCATCACTTCAGTTATGAAATTGTCTTCGATATTAATCTTGCCAGTGGCGGGATCGTAAGCCTTGAGAACAACTGCGGCAGCAGCTTGCTTCGAATGTTCATTCTCGACACGAAGTTTTTCCGCGTCCGTGGCATTGTCCTGTGCATTTTTGGCGCGGCTTGCCTGCATGGCCTCGTCCTGCATGGACTTGAGGCCGTCTTCGCCAAGGAAGGGAGCCCACTTGTCGTACTTGCCAAGCGCAATATCCTGCGCCACCGTGGCAGGGTCTCCGTCCTTGGCCGCAATCTGCTTATCAATCTGTCCTTGAATGGCGGCTACGGCGATCGCCTTCTTCCACTGACTCGCCATTTGAGCGTGTTCTTTTGCAGAATTTGCAGCATCCACATTGCTCGACTGAAGCACAGCGTCAACTGAACTGTCCACCTGTGCAATCTTGTCGTCGGCCGTATCCGGGTGCATACGAACGCTCTCGGCCTGCGTGTTCGCTGCGACATTCAGATTTTCATGGGTCGCATAGAATGCAGCATTGGCGCTGTCGGCCGCAGTCGTGCGATGGAAAGTCGAACCCACCGAAGCAGCATGTTCCGCCGCCCACATTTGTCCTTCAGGCGTGGTCATCCCTTCGCTGACAGCGGAGAGTTGCTGTTGGGCTTTATCAAGGAAAGCCGCTCGTACCTGATCGAGATTGTTCGGGTCAGTGCTTTTGGCGATCTGATCCCACTCGGTATTGAGATTGTCCTCAATGGTCGAGAGAGTAGCGATGCCAGTGATAATTTCCTTCTGTGCCTTCGCCTTGTCCGCCTTGTCCTGCATCTTCTGAAGGACGCCGCCGAGACGATTGATCCCTTGCGCAAAGCGCCCGCCAATGTCTTCCTGCGTGCGCTGCGCATATTCTGCCGCTCGCGCTACATTGCTGGCACCACTGTCGTCGATCTGAAGGCCGTTGATCGGGTTCTCGTATTCTCTAATAACTGGCATTAGACTTCAACGCTCCTATGCGCTTCATCGGGAACGAGGAAGCCAACGGCGTTCGTCACCTGAGACGGATCAAGTTCTTGCGCGATGTAGCCGCGGAACTTCTTCTTGGGAAGTCCGGTGTAGTTGAACTCGTAAATGTTCTTGCCGTCCACGTCACGAGCAATGCGCACGATGTTCTCTTTCAGACGTTCGTCGGAGAACAGCGAGAAGACGCCGCCAACGATACTCAAGAGACCGCTGACACCAGCGCCGGCCGCGGCATTCTTCGCTTGTGCCGCTTGGCTGAGATATTGCTGTTTCGCGCTCTCATGCGCATTGACGGCAATGCTGCCTTGCGTCTCGATCAGAGCCTTGGTGATCGCGCCCTCATGCGCACTATCCGCGGCCAAGTCGATTGCCGTGCCTGAGAACTGGAAACCTTGGCCAGTGATGTCGGACTTCTGCCCGCCCAAGGCGCCCTCGATTGCTCGCTCCGCTGCGGACATTTTGATTTTGGTGTTCGCCCGTTCAAGCTGCGCGCTGGTTTCCTCGTACTTCGCCGCGGTCTTGTAGCCCGCGGCAGCGATGTTCGCCCCGTTCATGGCGAACAGGTCTCCCACCGCATCCCCGAAGAAGCCGAAACCGGCGCCAAAGTCAACCATTAGTCAGCCTGTACCTTGAGGAAGCTGCCAACCGCGGCAACATTGGTCGGGAATGGTCTCGTGGTTTCCCAGGCGACCATGCCATCATAGGAACTTTCATCCCCTATTGTATCCTTGAACACCCCGGAATACAACTCCGTAGGTGTCAGTTCCTCGTCATCGGGGCCGCGGAGACTGCACGCCGCCATTGTGCTGAAGTCCGTGCCCATAGAGACGCCGCGAGTGTTATTGAACAGGAATGCCGCTTCGTGGACGCGGCGCTGGCGGGCGAGCCCGGTGCCGTCAGGGCGCCCGGTCTCGTCACTGTTAATCGAGCGTAGGCGCTGTCCCCGGCTGGCGTAGGTGTAACCAACCACGCACGGCACAGTCTGGAGCCCGTCAATGTGGACAGCCAGGTTCCCGAAGTCTTGCCCAAGTGCGGCGACCTGTTCGAGATACCGACGCTTGAAGAAGCCGTCCGGGTCGCTGCCATAATCGACCGAGGCGATGCCATTGACGACAGTGTGTTCGCCACAGTCAAGACCACCAATGAAGACGGTGACAATCTTGTTGTTCAGCGGCCATAGACCAAGGAGCTTGACGCCCGTGGTTCCGTTGTAGGTTGCCGCGGCCGGTACAATGCCACCATCAAGGAAATTTGCGTCGAAGATATTGTCGTCCGTCTCCATGAGATCGGTCAAGACTTCCACACGGCACTGACCAGCCTCGTCCTGTGTCATCACGGTCAAGCTGTCGAGAACACCCGTGGTCCCCGCATTGCCAGCAATACTAATGAACTTACGGCCGGGGTTGCCGTGTGTGTGATGATGCCAACCATTGAAAGTAGGCGGTTGCCAAGAGACGCGATGATCACGACGATAGCTGGTGGCTACCAATTCACCTTTGCCAGTGTAGCCCCAAACGATCGGGGTCAACGCAGTTTGATAGGCGAGACGCTTGACGCCCCCAACCGTGACCGATTGTGCGAACTCTTGCATCGTTGTCGCCACCAGTTGTCCTGAATATGCATCACGCATAAGTTCAAAAAGGGCGCGGGCATTCTTGTGAACGAATACCGTGGTCAAAGACGTGGAGACTGGCAACACGTCCGCGCTACCAAAACTGGACACTGGCTCGACTTGACGGCTGATGGGAGTGATGATGTTGCCCTGCGAGGCACTAATCAACCACTCCTTCGCGGAAGTACCAACGAGGACGCCATTGAGTTCCGGCTTCATCCACTGAATTTCGTTCTCGCTGTCGCTGATGATGTCGAAGCTGATCGCGTTGCCTTCCGTTACCTTGCCATCAGGTTCCGTGGGCGTGAAACGCACTGGCCCGGTCAGCAGCAAAGGCTCGCTCACGTCGCCGTGGTTCTTGCCCGAAGCAAGCCAGAGGCGATCGCCATGAAAGCATCCCGTGGTCGGCCAAGTCGGCATATGTCCGTTGTAGCGGCCAAGGCGCCACGTCTTGATCTCACCCGTGTAGAGAAGCGGATCGCCCTTCAACTGAACGCCGATGTCAGTGCCGGCCGGGATCGACACGTTATCGAAGAAGGCCATCTTGCTCGCAGCGACGGAGAAGGTCGCCGGCACCGCGAAGTCGAAGCCGCCGCCGAATGTCGAGTAGTTGCCAACATCGGCTGAGACCACGTTGACAATCAGTTCGAACCAGACGAAGGAATAAGCAGTTCCGAGATTGGCGGTGTTCGCAACCGTGATCGGGGCACCGCTAAGGATTGGTCCCTTGACCGTCTTGGTTCCAAGCAGAGTACCGTCAGTCTGAGACGCGGGCTCCGAAGTGCTGGCCCACAGTTTCGCGGTGATGCTCTTGGTGATGCCGCCCGCGGCGAAGCCGAGTTCAATGCCCTCGCTCTCCGACACCGGATATACGCGCCCGCTGGAGATCGTGGACGGGGCATTGAGAGCGAGACCGGCATAGCCATTGTTGCCGGGGTGACTGGCGAAAGTGGCCGCCGTGCTGCCAACAAACAGTTTGTTGAGGCCGACGCCTTCCGTCAGGTTTCCGAAAGCTGTTCCCGGCAGTCCCTCAATCGTACTGACTTCATCGAGTACGAACACAGGTTGCGTCGGCGGCTCCGTCGAACCGGCATTTCTCCCCCAATACTGCCACGGATACATTTTGTTCGATCCGAAAAGCGTATTGTTGAATTGCGCAATGACGAAACTGGAAGCATTGTCAGCCGGGATGCCAACATTGTATCCGTTGATCTCATTCGCGTGGACAAAACTCTGGATGCCGCAGCCGCCCCCGAAACCGAAAGTGGGAGGGGTTGTGTAGATCGGTAACGCGCTGCCAGAGCCTCCGAGGTTCAAATCGGTTGCTGGCAGGATGGTGAGAGCCGCTTTGAGATCGGCAGCAAGAGCATTGTAGTAGCCCGCGGTGTTGCTGTCCGTGTGATTGGTGCATTGGCTGACAAGAGTGAACCCTGGCACTTCCCAATGCCCGGTCAGGATCGGAACTTCCAGCGGGCGAGCACGAACAATCGGCCCCCATGTCCAGCGCGCGGCAGCGGGATTGGGTGCCCACTTGGTTGCGTCAAAACCCGGCTGGTTGGGGTTGGTCTTGCCATCAGCATCGGCTACGCCAGTGATCGCCGTGATCGCAGTATAGTAGGTGCGATTGTCTCCGTCGCCAAACGAGACATTGGAATTGATCGCATAGTCCCCCACGGTCACGCCCGGAACCCAATCGGGCGGCTCCGAATAAAGACGGACGTGGCGACCAATATCTTCCTCAGTGATGCCGCCGCCGTCATTGGCGAAGCCGTTGAGCACAGTGATCTTGCTCCACCAGGCGGGGCTCGAAGATGGAGAGTTGCCTTGGTTCAAGTCCTGAAGAGAGACCCAACCGAACTGACTGCCGGGAGCCCCGACGAAATCCCCCTCCGAGTAGGTCTTGTCTGTGTCCCAAGGTGTGTAGGAGAAAGTGATGTCCACCACGCCAGTCTTGTTCGCGGCAGTCACAACGATGCCATTGATCGGATCAAGATAGGGGCCGTCCCAAAACTCCGCAGCGTCGATCGAGAAGGGAATGCTGCCTTCCTCAATCCTTAGAACATTGGGCGCATGACTAGGATGCAGAAGAAAAGCCTTCTTGGTGGATTGCACAACATCGACCTTGGCCCATTCCCCAAACTCGTAGGGCGTGGTCAAGTCAGTGATGCGCGCCACCGAAAGCTGCGCGATTGCGGAATTGAAAGTGATGCCGGCCACGCTTACGCCAGTCAAATCGTAGAGCTTGAATGTCTTGGCGCCAGTGATAATGATCTCGAACTCGCGGAACAGGATCGGAGCGAAGTTCGAAATTGAGACCCCGGCATTGAGACCTTCGAGCTTGAACAGAATGCGGTCGCCCGTGCTCCACCCGTGGTTCGTGTCCGTGGTGATGACTGCGGGGTTGGCGGTTGTGAAAGTGACTACGCGCTGACGAAAGTCGTCCGTGACGAGGCGGGCACCGTTGTAGATGCGAAGATGCCCGTCCGTGAACTCCAGAGTATGCGACGGCGAAGCATTGACTGAGAGCGGGAACAGGACGCCGGGATTGCCGTCGCGAGTGCTGGAGGCTTCAAGAAAGCCGGGGCGACGAGACCAGGAACCTTCCTGAACAGGGAAACCGTTCAGGCATTCGTTCATGCCGGTCTTATAACGCGGATCGTCAAAACGACCCTGCGCTTCCGGCGACCATAGGCCACCGCGGAAGTCCGATTGGGAGTTCGCGAAAGGCTCTGCCATTATCCTCGAACCGTTATAAACTCGTCTTCTTCAGGCTGCTCTGCGCCGACTTCAATTGCGTTGACAGTGCGCGCCTCAGTCATGTACTGGACATACTTGCGCATGATCTCCGCGAGATTGTCGCTGCTCTGTGTCAGGGTCGTACAGACTTCGAGTGCAATGTGCGCGGCCAGTCCTTCGCAGAACATCGTGTCAAACTTCTTGACGCGAGTGATGTCCGCGCTAAAGGCAAGAATGAGAATGCTTTCGGCACTGGTGATGTAGTCTCCCACTTCCTCTTGATCGTTGGCAGGGCTCGAAATCTTCGGCGTCAGGTTGGCTTTGCGGAGGAAGCCGGCTGGCGAACGGAAAATGTTTGAACCGATGGAGGGACCGATGCCAAGGGTGAGATATTCGAGACCAACTGGCAGAAGGCCGGCATAGAGGGGAAGCCACTTGCTCGAAGATGCCTGAAGCGCCGGCACGCGCTCCCATGCGAGCGGATTGCCCTGCACCCAATCCGCAGTCGTCAGCGGGTCATTGCCCAAGTTGCCGTTGCCTTGAGACGTGTAGATATAGCCGTCCGTGGCGACAGCCGTGTCATTCAAGGCGTAGGTATGTTCGGCCAACCAGTCGTCGGGTGCGACCGCGGGCGCGTTGCCAGTGTTGACCGCAATGACGCTGCGCCACTGGTAGCCGCCAGAGTAAGCGAGATCGTCTATGTCATAGGTCTTGGTCGCATCATAAGCCGTGGTCGTGCTGGGGACATCGGAATTGGCATTCGCCAGCGACAGATAGACGATGAAACTACCGTCGAGTGCGCCGGCCTTGTACACAAGTTCGCCCGCATAGTAGGAAGTCTCAGACGAATAGAGACTGACCGACAGGGGACCGTAGTATTGCTCCCACACTTCCGAAACTCCCGGCTCATTGCCGACATTCTCGGTCACAAACGAAATCCAGATGGTGTCGTTCGTCCACTTCACTACGGAGCCGGGAAGATACAATGCCGTCTCGTCCCAATCGGCCGGATTGAGCAGTCGAGTGGTCGCGTCAATGGCGCGAAGCACGGCTTTCCTCTTGGCGAAGCGCCAGACATTCCGGCGCAACTCGTACTGGCGAATTTTGTCGTACACACCCGCAATCGCGACCCGACGATTGCTGGCTTCATCCACGGATTTGATCTCGGGGACGCCGCAATGGTTGCAAACGCGGTTCGCTATGTCGAGGCTGTCGAGGAAGACGGGATTAGCCATTTTGAACCTTCACTTGGAGCCTAGATGATACACTACAGAGCCCGGAAAGTCGAGCCCTTATCGTACTTTTGTCAGTTTTGAGGCGGTTTCCCGTCCCTTGGAGAGCTTGGGGTCTTTGACCCGCGCCGCAGGATAGGCCGAAGGCTGGCGCCGAAGCGGCGGAATGAAGAAAACCAGCTTTTTCAAGAGGGTCGGGAACCCTGTCAGAAGGAAAGACCCGACGCCCACAGCAATGATGTTCGCTTTGCTCAGAACTACCGAAATTCCGGTCATGACGAAGGCTCCTGCGTCCACGACGAAGTTTGGCCCGTGCCGGATCACGACATTTATGCCTGTCAGGAGGAAGGCGCCAACATCAACCGCGACAGTGAGGGTGCGTTCCAAGGTCACGGCAATTCCAGTTAAGGTGAATGTGCCAACCGCAACCACAATCTTGAAGTTGGAGTGCCCTACCGTCAGGTCGAAGTAGAACCCGAGCACTACGTTATTGCTGCCCGCGTCACCCATAGCAGCAACCACGTCACCAGGTGAAGTGTCATAGATCGCGAACACCAAGTCCACACTATCGACATCGGCGTAGTGAAGACGGTCGGTTTCATCTGTCAACGTAGCGGCAGCAGTTGATCCTGAACTCGCAAATAGCCCAATCGCGATTGTAGGGTCCGTGCCAGCGGAGGAACCAATGTTAGCATCGGCCGGATCGGAACTCGTTGCATGAACTTCGAAGTCCTGCGCCGTAGCCGTCTCGATCGGACCAGCAGCGCGGAAGACCACGGCGACCTTAGTCATAGCTGCGGTAGCGACCATGCCAGTGATAGATGTACCGCCTTCGGTTCCATCTGCAATCTTGAAAGAGACCACGATACGCGAATGTGTGAATGCGCCGTCTTGTCCGCCGCCGCTGCCGACGCGAGTGAACCCGGAAGGCGTAACTTCAGAAGGCGTCGAGGCATCCGTGTTCTTGGCGCGGTCGCCAATGACGATCAGGTCGCCGGCCTGAATGTCAGACTGGAGAGCGATCGTAGTGGCATTTGAAGTAGCGCCAGGCGAGACTGCTGAGAGGGTCATCTACTTCACCAAACGCGCAGCGGCGCCCCTGACACGGGCCAAGAAAGGTTGCGCTCCGGGGAGGACAGTCTTGAGGTTGGTCCTACGAGGATGCTGGAGAACCTTACGCAAGAGCGTGGCGATGCCAGTAAACAGGAAGGAGCCAGCACCCGGATGAATACTCTGCCCATGCCGTAGAATCGCGTCAATGCCAGACAGTACGAAGGAACCAACACCAATCCCGACGCTGGAAGTCCTGCGTAAAGTGATACTGATACCTGTCAGCGTGAAAGAGGCCACGGCGACCGCCATCGTGCGAGTGCCTGTGATTGCTGCATTGATCCCGGTCAGAATAAACGAACCCGTTCCTATGGCGATGCTCTTGGCCGCGGCAACGCCTACGCTGTTGCCAGTGAAAGTGAAAGCACCAGTCAAAAAACCGGCCCCAATGTGACCGAAACTCAAAATCGCATTGATGCCCGTCAGAGTGAAGGCGCCGACAGCGACAGCCAGAGTGTATGCAACAGAGTGAGCTACATAGGTCAATGTCACGGCAATGCCCGTCAACGTGAAGGCACCGACATCGACTGCGGCCGGATAATCGACGCCCGTGAAAGCTGGCGTTACAATAACTTCGGCCACGCAGGAATAGTAGCGCGCGTCTCCGCCGGAAATCGAGACACCATTGGCTCCCATCGTGCAGGCATTGATGCCGGATTGGGTCCATGCTGCGGACGTGTTCGGATCAGTCGTGTAGAAAGTTTTGGCTGTGAAAGCCGAGGCGGAGTTGCAACTGGTGTCAACTCCGTCCGAAGTGTTGCCATTGGAAATAATCCGGTTCTTCAAGTGTGCTGTCTGTGCCGTGCTCACGCGCGAGAATAGCGCGACCATCTGGAGAGCCAAGATCGTAGAGCCCCCCGGCAAAGCCCGCAATGCCGTCATGTTGTAGAGATCAGTCTTGTCTGATGCCGTGTACTTATTGTAGGTCGTGCTCAAATAAGGAAGATCACTCATGCGGCTAAAATGATTGCTCCCGCTATCCGGCGTCATCTGGATCGTGGCTGTATCTGAGATCGGCACAAGTGGAAGAATGCGATGGGTGCCGACCAATGTCGAACTGTCGTCAGACAAAACATCGTCGATCGTCAGGTTCCAATAATTGCTCGCATCGGTGCGACGAGCCGCCCAAAGAATACGGCTGGCTGTGGTGTTGGTACCGTTCTTGGTGTCGTCAGAAGTAATGTTGACAATGCTCACTCCATCGACAAGCACTTGGCTGGTGCCGCCACTGTCGGCGATACTCCAGTTCCACTCGATGAAGTGCCAGTTACCATCATCAATGTCAGATGTACCTGTCGAGCCAAGAAGTGTGCCGGCGCGATAGATACCAAGAGCATTGGTGGAAGACGTGAAACCTAGTTCAAGTTGATTGGTTCCGCCGCTTGTGATGCGCGCGAAAGCCGCAGCAGTTACCCCGGTCCCAACCTTGTCCATCTTCTGCCACCAAGCACTTCGGCCGCTCGCGGTAGCAGATGCATGGCTTCGGGTAATGCGGGTGTCGTCAGTTGTAGAACCTATCATTTGATAGGCTCCGCCGCCATACTTGCCTCCCGTGGGAAGCATAGCATAGTGACTTGCGTCATTCGCCTGATTTATGGTATAGCCGCCCGTGCTGGTATTGGAAAGTTCAGCAACGGTAGCAAGGTAGTCGCAACCATCAGCCCATACAATCGCCATGCGGCCCTCCCGCTATGCGATTGTCAGCACACCCGCAGATGCGTCGAAGTCCACCGTGAAGGTGTCGCCGTCCTGAAGCGTGATCGAAGAAGCGTAGTCCCACCAGCCGATCAGTTCATCGTTCGTCGCTGTGTCGTCGTAAAGCACGACATAGCGGAGAGCGCCAATGGTGCCGCCTGAAGCCGTGACAACCACGTCAACAAGGACGAGTTTGTAGGTGCCTGTGGTCTGTGCCGAAGATGTGATCGAGGCAGTCGGCCCACCAGATGCATAACCATTCTCCGCCGTGATCGGGGTCAGTTCCGAATACTGGTTCATGGTATTAGTCGGAACCGTATTCGTGAGCGCGAGCTTTAGCGTATCGGAGCCAAGGTTGAAAACCTTCTCCGCCAAGTTCTCGACAAAGGGACGAAACTTGTTGAATGAGACCGACATGGGTTACTCCTTCGGCCCTTCGAGAACTTCAAGACGCGCCTTGAGCGTGGCGATTTCGTCAGACTTGCGGGCATTCGCCTTGTGGACGACATGCGCCTTGGCGGCGCTGGCGACCGCGGTATTGATGCGAGCGGCAGCTTCCTTGATGACTTCAAGGTCGTCCGCGTTGGCGATCTCACCAGCATTGGCAGCGATGAAGTCCTTGAGCCCGTCTAGATTGATGGTCATGTGAAGGTTCCTACCGCGATGACAGAGACGTTCGACCCGGTTGTAACTTTCCAGGCCGTAGCGGCGGTCACGTTAAGTTCGACCACGAAGGGCTTCAGGTCGGCACCAACGGTACCACCAACCCACACGGGGATTGATGTGGCGCCGTCAAGGATCGTGACGAGGCCCGGAGAAGTGGTAGCCGGGATGACGATTAGGCGAACGAGAACGTCACCCGCGGCGCCGGCTCCGCCAAGAACCTGTGCGGTCTGCCCAGCGGCAACAGTCTCGTAACCACGGCCGGCAAGTTTGGCGAGATAGGCGTTCATGGCCGTGAAGTCAATCACAACATCGCCATCAACTACGCCAACCACTTCCACGACCGGAACGAACGGATCAGCCACCGTGCCGGTGCCGTCCGCGGACTTAAAGTACCGATTGCGAAGGTTTTCGAAAACGCCAGCGGCCATGTGCTACTTCTTCGGGAACAGAGTGGCGGTGATATGCGGATCGACGTGAACGATCTTATCCGCGATCAGGTTCAGGGCCGTGTACAATTCCTGGCGGGTCCAGTTCTTCGCGTCAGCGATACGGACTTCGAGATCGGCGGCGGGCGATGCAGCGGAAGTGCCCATGACGAACTTGTCGTCTCGGGTTCCAAGATTGCCGCGGAAAACCCCAATGAAATGATCAGTCATCGCCATATTTCCTATGTAGCCAAGTATGTCATCAAGCGCGTCAACAACACCTAGAAGGGTGTGGTTAGAATTTCGTAAACGCTCTCTTGCATACTCCTTTGCACTAGACTGTTGCGAGAAAAGTGGACAAGTTGGTCAAGGCGGTAGTCGCCAGGGCCGTCTTGGTGATGATGTCGGCCAGAGCCGCCGCGATTGCCTGAAGTTGGGTCAAGAGGGTCATGTGGTCTATCCAGTAAACCGACCATCGCCAGAAGCGGCGAACAGGGACTCATTGAACAGTTTCCGCAGTTTGGAAACCGTGGCGATGACGGAGAGATCAACCGCGACATAGATGCCGCCAGAGATCGCATCCGCATCCAACTGTGAGAGAGTGGCCGCTGTGCCAGCGTCAGTGTCAGACAAGTCAACCGCGGTCTTGGCGGTGCCAGTGGAGGTATCTGCGGTATCGACAAGGGTCTTGGCAGAAGCGACGGTGGACTTGGCGGTGACGAGCAAAGCCGCCATCGTATCATAAGCTGCCTTGGCCGTGTTGACGTGTGCCTGTGTCGGCACAACGTCGTCCGCCACCAGAACATCAAGGGCAGCGGAAAGTGCCGTGATGGACACAGCGATCGTGTCGGTGTTGGCGGTGGCAATTGAGGTCTTGGCTGCGGCAGTATCAACCTTGGCTGTCGCAATCTTGGTTTTGGCGTCGGCCGTGTCGGTCTTCACCAAATCAACTGCGGTGTCCAGTGACCCGACCTGTTCGGGCAAGGAAACCGCAGACGGATTGCCCGCCGCATTCAAGACTGCCCTAAACGCGGCGGTAGCCATTGACGTATTCCCTACTCGATGTACTGGACCCGAACGTAGATCGGGGTCGTGGAAGCGCCAGGAGCTTCCGTCACGGTGCCAACGATGTCGGCATTGCCGCCCGGATTGCTGGTGAGACCAGCGGCCTCCCACAGTTCCAGATTGGCAGCGCTTTCCGGCCAGACCGAGTTGTCGTCGATTGCCGGCGTGGCGTTGGTGATACGGAAGCCACCGCCGGGAACCCACTTGGCGTAGGCAGCATTGCCACCAGCGTCAAGAGCGGTGATCGAGAACAAATCCTGATCGACTGCGGCAGCGGCGAGAAGCCCGCCCGGAACACTCGAAGCATTGGAACCGTCCGTGGCGTGATAAACGCCGAAGTCGAAAATGCCGGTCGTATCCTGTGCGGTCGCGATCAGAACTTCGACTTCCTTGACCTTGGCAGACCAAGGAACGCGAGCGAACTGGATCGTGCTGTCAACGCCGGCCGAAGCGGTCGGGGTAGCGAAAGCCTCGATCGACTTGACGCGGCCAGCTTCACCCTTGCCGGCCGAGACGCGCACCGCGGGGGAGGCGTCACGGCTGGTAATGTCAGCGGCCTTTACATGATAAACAGTCATCGTAGTTTTCCTTGTTCTAGGCCGTTACGGGATGATCGAAGCGCCGGTCGTGTCGAGGCACGCGATCTGGATCAGCTTGCCAGCCTGAAGGCGAGTGGCGCCACAGGTGAGCTTGCTGTACAACTGCCAGGGCTGCGAAGACAGGTCCGTCCGACGATCGACTGCATTGGCGAGATCGCTCCAGATGCCGAGATAGAGACCCGACTTCATAAAGGCAAGGACGCCACGGGTGCTCGTGGTGTAGGTGGGCAGACGCTCCATGACGATGAAGTTGAAGCCCATGAAGCGGCTGATATTGCCGTCCACCAGAACCGGCCGGGAATTGTAGTCGAGCGACGTGACTTCGGTCTCGCCCAAGAGATCACTCTCCTGTTGGGAACCGATGACAACGGTCTGGACTTCATTGTCCGAATTGCCGTCCTGACCATAGTGCCGGAACTTGCGCTTCAGTTCCTTGAGCTTCGCGACCGTGAGGCCGGTAGCCGCAGAAGCGCCAAAGGTGTCGGCAATGCGGTAGATGGAAGTGTCGAAGGTCTCGGTACCGAGTGCATCGACATCGGTGCCGGTCTTGGCGTCAGCCGTGGCGGCAACGATAATCTGATCGTCCCATTCACGGGCCGCGGCGGCGGTCGTGTTGGCAACGTACTGAGACTTCGGATCGGAGATCAGGCGAAGTTCGTCGAAAGTATCGACCAACTGCGGAAGATCGCGATCCTTCGGGAACACCCACCGACGCTCGAAGTTCGCGCTCTGCGCGACAAGCGGGGAGAAGCGGCCCTGCGGGATTTGGAACTTGACCGGACCCATGTAATTGACGGGCGAAGCCTGCTTGCCCTTATGGGTGCCTTCAGCGACCCGGCCACGAAGGGCCGAAGTCAACTGTTGGATTTTCATTTCCAACGTGGCGGAAAATTGAGTTACCGCGAGATTGATCAGGTTCTCGGACATTTGCCGGTTCCTTTAGATGGGGCCAGAATTTCGTGGGGCCGTATCCATCTTCAGGGGGCCGATGTCATCAATGATACGCTTGTCCGGTTTGGCTGTCAAGCCTTCCGTTTCTTCGACATGCGAGAAAGAGCAAGACCGAGGCGGGCGCGCTTGCCGGCAGTACCGGGAGAATTGACGTGTTCCCTCATGTACTGTTGCGTGCTTTCACCCGCCGCGGCTGCGGCTTTTTTCTCAGCGCCTGGATGCCGAATGGCTCCAGCAATCCAATGTTTCTTTGCCATGCTATCCCGCCTGAATTGCGATCAAGGCAGTCAGTTCCGAGACTTCCTTGGAACTGCCTTCGAGATACCGCTTGGTCCAGTCCGTGTCCTTCTTGAGTTCGGCGATACGAGCGGTTGCCTGTTCCTTCGAAAGTGTCGGCGATCCGCCGCCATTCAGGCTGCGAATGAGACTGTCTTCACCAATCGAGGAACCGATCTTATGGAACATTTCCATGACGGCAGCGTAACCAACCTGATCCTGCAAAGCAGCGACAGCTTCCGGTTTGATACCCAATTTGGCGACCGCATTTCGTGCGATGATCATGTTGACATCGACATTAGCGGCACCCCAATTCTCGACCAGCTTCTTCTGTTCGAGAGCAACAGCGGCTTGCTTGGTCGCGGCGTCCCCAGCGTCACCGCTCTCAACGTAAGAGACAACGGCCTTGGTCACGTCACGAAGTTCTTCGACTGTCCAATGGTTCTTGACAGCGGTCTTGCGAAGCACATCAACGAAGGGTTGGTCGATTTCCGTCTTGTCGGTGAATGTGACTTCCTTGAAGATTGGATCGTATGCCTTAGCATCCGCGGGGGCACCAAGTTTCGAGTACACAGCTTTCCAGCCGGCCTCGTCATTCTGATCCTTGGGCAGACGGACTAGATTGTCAACGCCGCCACCAAGCATCAACTCAGCGGAGCGGTGAGACTTAGCGGCGTCGATCGCGGCTTCCGCCACAGTCTTCTTGTCCCAACCCTTGTTCTGGATATGCCCGACGATTTCTGCGTCAGTGCCAGCCGGAACCCAGGTTGTCTCTTGCGTCTTTACGACAACTTCGAGGCCAGTTGCAGGGTCGATTGCCATTAGTCGTTTTCCTTCTCGATTGTGAAGCCGCCCAATGCGGCAATTTCTTCGGGGGTCAAGTTCAGTTTCCTCTGAATGTAGAGGTAGATTTCCCGGTAGCCAATCATCACGTCGCGACGACTGGCGTCTTCATGCCATGTCGTAGCATTCGCGTGGCACACTCGGGCAAGGTCTTTCAGGACGGCACGGCCATCCGGGTTTCCAAAACAGCGTTTGTAAATGCCCGATCGAGCAGCGATCTTGTCGATCAGGCGTTGCCAGTTCTCCCAAGAAAGAACCGCCATGTGCTACAATCCTTGTGCGGGCGCGGGAGACGAAATATCCCGCTGTGCCGGGTTCAATCCGGCTTGAGCCTTGATCATTGCGGCAGCGGCCGGCGCGGCCTTGATCGCCTGTTCGGTCTTCGCGGCCTGTGCCCGCGCCTGACGCTTGCCGGCGATCTCTTGCTCTGTCGCCATCCACGGTTCCGGCGTGCCTTGAATGTTGGTAGCGATATCGGGGATAGCGCGATCGAACTGGAAGGGGTCGAGCAAGGATTGATCGCCCGTGATGTTGACGAGTTCCTTGACGCCTTCGACGGACCGGAAGAAACCAGCCGCTTCGCCCGCTCGCACGGACTGCGCCAACGGCGAAGTGAAGACGACCTTGTATTCGCCACGTGCTTCGCGAAGACGCGGGGGCATTGGATCGAGGGCACCAATGTCGGCCATCACGTCCATTTCACGAACAGTGTTGGGGCCAAGATACTCGCTCTCCTGACGGCCAAGGGTCGGCGCAATCAGGATGCCCTTCTCGTTGATGATCTCGATCGCCTGTGTCGCGGTGATGTTCGTTTTCTCTGCGATCGAGAACAACTTGACAAGAAAGGCGTCGTTGATCACGTCGATCTCGACGGCCATCATCTTTTCAGAAATTTGAATGTCGCCCGTGGGCAGAATGTGAACCAGTGGTTTTCCATCCGCGGTGACGCCGCCCTTGTTGTTGGCACCGGGGGTCATGTTCATATTGATCAGGCCGTCATCTGCCATGAGCAGAACCGGATCGGCCGCGCGATGCCCTTGCTTGAGGAACACCTTCTTCTGCGCATTAAGGGTCTTCAGTGCCGGCAGGACTTCCATCGCTACCGAGCGCCCGTCCTGTTCGGACGGCGCCTGCGTGTAACGCGAAGCCGAGATCGGCAACGAGTTGTATCCACCTTCCGACATCAGGGTCTTGCTATCACGGCAGATGTAGTAGGAGGCGTAGGGTTTACCCTTATAGTCGAGACGGATAGGATCGTAATCGTCGCGCCGGCAGACACGATGGATAAATGTGAATTGCTGTTGTGAGCCAGAGATCAAGGCATTCTTGATGATCTCGGGAAGTTTCGTCCGCCAAGCGGGGAAGCCGTATGCCTGCTGCGCAGTCAAGCGAAGAATGCGATAGAACCCGATCGGCACGCCTTGAAAGTCGCGCTCGATGTAGATGTCGCCGAATGGAATTTGCGCGTAGCGAAGACCCTTGGTGCGACCAATCGGATCATAGAAACTGTCCACCCAGGCGACACCATTACCGTAGGCACCAAGGCTCTTGAAGACCTGTTGATTGGCGGAAACGAAACCGGACGTAGCTGCGTAGCGATACCGGAACAGTTTGCGCGTGGTATTGTAGAACCACATCTTTGTGTCGCGGTCTTTCATCACATAGTCGTTATCCGCGGACAGCGTGTGCCATGTCATGTTCTTCGGCGTAAGCAAACTATCGCAAATGGCGGCGAAGCGGCTGAGGGCAATCATGCCCGTGCTGTCCACTTGCTGATCGGTCTTCTTCGAATAGGGGACGGGCTCGCTTCCGAACAGGAATGTACCGCGACTGGCAGGGTCGATCAGACCGGCAATTTCTTCGCACTGATTATTGAGCAGAGACCGGCGCGATGCAAGCTGTGCCATGTCGCGCACAGTGATCTCACAGAGTTGCTGATCGCGCTCTGACTGCATGGGCGTAGTGATGAAATTATTCAGGTCAACCATTGACGCCACTTGCCCCGTACAGGTCTCGACGGGCGTCACCGAACATTGAAGTCAGTCCAGCCTTGAAATTGGGAAGTTCCAATTGCTTCTTTTTTCGGCGTTCGGCGAGGGCCGTTTGCAACTGATCGACAAGTTGATTGCCGTTCGACATGGAGCCGGCGCCGAGATCGGTGGATGCGGAGCCAGAGAAAATTGAGCCAACCATCTACCAGCACCCCAAATTGTGATAGGTCTTGTTGTGAGCGCGAATTTGGATTACGGTGCGCTGTGTGTCGTGGGAACCGTTGTAAGTGATTGCCCTAGCGGGCGCGCACACCGATGCCTTGGCACTCCCGGTCAAGGTCGTCGAACACCCGGCAAGGCTTACCGCCAAGAGGGCTATCGGGAACAGAGGCCAAACCTCCCACAGTGGAGAGCGGGAACTCTTTTTCGGCTTGATCACGGGCGTCCTTTCCGAGCTTCAAAGTGGCCTTCTCGGCCGCGACCCATCGAGCGTGTTCGCGGGATGCGCCATGCACGTCACCCCAATGATACACCAGAAGACCCCCAACAAGCAAGGCCAGAAGTAACCAGACCCAGGTCGGCAATTTCAGAAGTGGAGCAATCCAGCCAAGGACAACAGCGGGGATCATGGGTTCAATCCTTCCAGACAAATTTTGTTCTCTTGCGCGCGACGGTTGACGAGGCCACTCAGAACGCGACCTCCGCCCCTCGTCCACTTCAGAAGATCACCGCACGCCTTGCGGAGATTACCGGCGTTAATCGACGTGAGTACGGACGAATGACAGAAGGCGTTGACCCCAACGTTGTAGGCGAAACTGTCGAAAGCCGCCCGCGTTTCGTTCGGGATTGCTTCCGGTTTCCTGATGCACTTGTCCATGCCGGCCTGAAACTCGACGAGTGCTGTGCCAAGCATCGCCTGGCATTCCTCCAGTGTGTAATGATCTCCCATGCGTACGCCGCGGGTTTCCCCGAAGCAAACCGTTGGTATTCCTACCACGTCCTTGTACGCCCATAGACGCACACCTTCGAATGATCCAGTCAAGACGATCGCAATCGCCAGCGCCGAGCGTCCGGTCTTGACAAGATCGCGAATACTAGGCATAGGTTGACGTGGGTTTCTTCTTGCTGCGTGCAAGCGCTGAAATCCGCTTGCCAAACGGAACAGGCTTATCGTCCTTGCCCATCTGTCGGCCAAGCGTCGGCGGATACATCGGCATGGAAGGATCAGTGACCCCGCCAGAAGGAACTATGCCCCGGATGACATTCTTGAGACGATCGTTGAAGTTTGCCACTAGAACACCACGATGATTGCAATGAACGCGAAGAACGCGAGGATCGCCAAGACCCCAACGAAGTTATTGGTGACAACTGCTGTGTTTCGATCCATGTGGGAAATCTCCAATGAGCCATCATGGTACGCTCAAAACAACGGAAAGTCAATTCCATCCGCAACAGCCTGAGGAATGTCGGCGCGACGGCCGCGACCAAACTCTCCGCCGAATGGTCCCGGCTGACCATGACGTTTCGCCATGATGGCGATGCGCGTAGCCGACATGAGATCGTCGCCCTTCTTGACAATCTGCCCTTCCTCGTCACGGTGATACATGCGCCACTCGTCACCCCACGGTCCCTGCATCAGTGTGCGCGCGACCTTGAAACGGTTGGTCGTCATGCGGTCGCACATTTCAATGATCCCGGCTTCCGTCGAGATCGAACCATCGGGGAAGGTGGCATGTGTCGGCAACATGCGAAGCCCTTGCACGGTATACTGGCGGGACATGGGCAACCCGTCATCACGCCGATGGGTGCCGTCGATCGGCCATGCGATGCGTGTCGAGCCGGCAATTGTGCGCATGGCCGAGGCGTGCTGGAGGGGAAGACTGTCGGCCATTCTGATCGCGGCGTGAACGTGGATGATGTCCTGTTCACGATCCCAAAAAGTCAGGACGGCGCCAAAGGGATGCCCGATGCCAAAGTCGATGCCCCACAGTTTTGTCCACTCATGCGGCACAAAGACCAGCGGGTTCTCGGTGATGCTCTCCGGGTCATAGGGGAACACCTGACCCGATCCCTGCATTGGCACTCCCATCATGCGCGCGTTGTGTTGCCACTTGGGATAGCCGGCCATCATCTGATCGACGTGTTCCCGTGTCTGACCGGGCACGTCCCAAACTGTCATCACCGTGTCGGAGCGATGCAGGGAACTTTCCTGAAGGAACTTCATAACCACGGTGGACATGCCCTTCAACGGCGTGAAGGTGATGAACACGAAGCCGTCTGTCTTCGAAGCAATGCGCGCCAGACATTCGGTGTAGATGTCCTCGGGCGGTTCCTCGTCGCACCAGACGAAATCGAGTGTGGCAGTCTGGAACTTGGCGCGACCCTGATCGTAAGACTTGAAACTCAGTGTCGATACCCCGTCGATCACGCCATTGGTCCGATGCTGGACCTGGATCATGTCGAAGGCGTCAGTGACACCGCGGGAGAGCGAGGGCTTATCGAGGAAACGATCGCGCGGGATTAGCCCGGTGCCAAGAGAACCTTCGACACCAGGTTTGCCGCAGAGCAAGGTCTGCGGTCCCTCGCGCGTGAGAACAGCCCCTTCGCCGGCACACCAGCCATTGACCGGGTGATCGAAGCGATGCCCCTTCCACCATTCGGGATATTCCCCGGTCAGATGGTAGGCCGTCTCCGCGGCGCCGGCATAGGTTTTGCCGATCTGGTTGCCAGCGCGGAGCAGGCGCTCGCGCGCGAGACTGTTGTGAAACTCGCGCTGCTTGGTGTAGGGCTCATAGAAGTCGAGCCGACGATAGGTGCGGCGCTCCATTGCAAATTCCAGCGAAGCGAGAACATCGTCGATCTCAGTCATAGGGTGGGGTCTCCATACTTGCCTTCCATGCGCCGAAACCTGGCGTCAAGGTGTTCGATCGGGAACCGGGGCTCTCCATCCACGGAGAAGTTCACGGGTGCTTCATCCCAACCATCAACGCGATAGTTGATAACTGTCTTTCTATCACGAAGCCATCGGAATAGTTTCTTAAAAACCATGAGGGTTCTCCGCGACCACGGTGAACTCGGCCTCGACAGCGGATGCGCTGTCTGCAGGCCCCAACTGAGGCAGGCCGTCCGCGGCGCGGCCAAGCAAAGTGCGAGGGTCGAGGTTGAGCGCCTTGGCGAGCATGATGATGCGGTCGATCTTCTGACCTTCGTTCTCCAGATGCTCGACGGTCATCTTCTGTTCGGTGACTTCGGGGATGCCGGCGCGGTTCAGAACCATCTTGATCGCCTGCAATTGAATTTTCTTGTCATTGTCGGCGAGCAAGTTCACCAGGGCACCGACTGCCAGGGGCAGCGCGGAGCCAAGACGGCGATGTCCTTCCTCGCGAATGGCGGAAATAATCCGTTCGTCATGGGCAAGTTTGGAGCCCAAGGAGCGAAGGGTCTCGATCCCCCCTCCATAGCCGGCGTCTTTCGCGGCCCTGGTCTTGGAAGTCTCAACCCCGGTGGCGGCATTCTCCGTCATGGCTATGACGAAACGGCGCATCCGGTCACTCGGCAACGCGCGCATGGCGGGGCCGAGTTCACCTTCATCGGGGAGGACTACTACTGCGGGGAGATTGACCATTATGACATTTTATAGCCATAGGGGCAGGAAGTCAATCTTTTTCGAAAAATTCCGCGCGAGTTAGCCTCGGCGAGCCTTGGTCTCTTGAAAAGTCGCGCGCGGGAAAGAAAGCACCTGATAACATACACAGCCGATCGGGTTCGGGGGTACGCCCACCCACACCCCTCCCCTCGGTCGAAAGCCAAGGGATAGAGGGCGAAGAGAAGAGTGATGGACGCGAGACAAGGGCGAGCAGCACTATGGCATGGCCTCGGCGAGGCATACTAAGGCCGGGCCTATGTGATGTGCCTCGAAAGCCAAGGGTTTGGGAGGTAGGATCGTACCAAGGCACCTTGGAATAACGCGCGTACGGCCTTCTAATGCGGCCTTGGCCCTGCGATTTGGTGCAATTTCTGTGAATTAGCTGGCCTATGAGCAAATGAGCCATTTTGACAGTGAGAGCAAATGCCAATCCTCGAATGCCTCGGCGAGGTCTTATCAACTTGCATTCAAATAGACCGCCGATTGATACCGAAACAAGCTCGTAACGGTTTCCACCCTATCGGGGTGGAAACACGTGTCCTACGCTATGCTTGCAACCGTGGGACATAATGTCCTACGCTATGTCCTACGCTATCTAACCCATTGAAATCATTCAATCGGCAATGTCCTACGCCCCTACTTATTGGTGTATGCAACCGTAGGACATAGTGCAAGAAAAAAGAGCACAACCTGTCCTACGCTCCTAACATATTGAAATCGTTGACATTTCATCCAATTCTTATACAACCTCGCCGAGGTTTTGTCCAAAGCATGTTTTTGCTATCCTTGCAAACACTGGCGAGCCTTGCTTTCACAGGATGAAAGAGGTATAATAATTGGTATACCAAAAATTAGAGGGAATGATCAATGAAAACCACAAAAGAGAGAATAGCCAAACGCAAAGAGTTTCAGGCCATAATGGAAGCTTCCCCCGAACGGGCAGAGTACATTTCCTCTAGGAAAGCCTACATGAAAGCCAAACAGGCTTATTTTGCCTTGCGCGAAGCACACCGCAAAACACCAGAACAAGACGGCGAGAATTGGTAATCTGTTTCGCAGGCTCGCAATCTTTGGCACATTGTTCCTTCCCTGCGAGCCTGTGAAAGCCTAATATCCCGCCTGTTATCAACCGGACCGGAGAATGGAAACCATGCGTAAAATCACAGTTGCAATGTTGGAGGAAAAGCACGCTTGCACTTCGCAAGTTGAGCTTTTCGAAAAGCTCTTTCCAAATGGAGTTGTTCCAACCGTCGATGTTTGTCTGGAAGTTGCGGACAAATTCGATTGGAATTGGGCATCTC